GATGTTCAAGACAGAAGAGCCTGCTGCACTGACCTGCTGGAGGACAGAGCCTGAGTAGGCCGTGCCAAGGTTGCGACCCGCCTGGCCGACGATGCCACCGGCAAGGTTCGACACCTGCGAGTTGATGAGCGACGCAAACTGGCCGTTACCTGCGATCGTGGTGATCGCCTTGCCGACAGCAGTGGATGTGATCTGCTGTCCAGCACGTCCAAGCTGGTTCGTTATGATGCTGGCGAAGGGGTTCGAGTTGCCTGGGCTGGCTCCACCACCGGTGTTCGGTGAGAAGTCGGTTGGTGCTCCGCCGATGGATGGCAGCGAGGCCTTGGCACCGACATCTGCTGTCGCGTTGATTGAGCCGAGGTTCACGATCTCCATCCAGTCGTAGTCGAACTGCATGTTCATCTGGCCGAAGTCGCTGGACTCGTGAGAGAGATCCTCAAGGTCGAACGAGACAAGGCGAGCATTGATGAAGTCGAAGACGACGTCCTTGACGGTCTGACCAAGTGGCACACCTGGATCAGTGTAGATCTGGTGGATGCGAATGGTTTGAATGACCGCGCCGATGTCATTGGTAGAGATGCCAGGCTGAAGCACGCCGCGGTGGGAGTAGTCGAGCTGGTCAAGATCACCAGGCGAGGAGAACTCCATGCCTGAGCCAAGATTGACACCAGTAGGTGCCTTGATGCGGTCCTGATACGTCAGGCCTTCACGAGTCAGCTGGCGCTTCGTGATTGGCTGATAGATCATCATGAGCGCGCGGAAGAAGTTCAGCACGCGGTTGCCAACGTCATCGATGAACGTCATCGTCAGCTCTTGGTGACGAACGCGCGTGATGGCCTTGGAACGGAAGTTGTAGTAGTTCAGGTCGTCTGAGTACTCGAACGTGATCTTTGGACGATCGACGGCCTTGATCATGAAGGTGAAGTCGTTTGACTTGGCACCTGCGAAGACCTCAGGGTAGGCTGCCATGGCAGCTGCTGTGAAGACAAACTCGACCTTGAAGAGAAACTTCTGCTTTGGACGGTAGTCATGGCCTGCAGTGAGTGCAGCCGCGTAGGAGCTCGCGTAAAACGAACCATCACCACGGTTCACAGGAACGTTCGTGGATCCTGTTGCGTTGGCAGCTAAACCAGCACCAAGGTTCTGCGTCGCGAACGTTTCAACAGCTGCACCGAACTTGTCGGCGGCTGCGCGCTCTAGCGAGATGCCCGTGCTGTTGAGAATTGGTGTAATGTCGGCCATAGAGGTCCCATAGGTATCCTCTATTTATGTGGCCGGTCAGGTAGGGAATACCTTGAGAAAGTCTTCTGCTGTGATCTTCAGCGTCTTGCCAGTCTTGTACATCTTAGGGATCTGACCGTTCTTGAAGACGCGTATCATGACGCCCGAGGGAACAAGCTTGTTATAGTTGTCGTGATCCATGTAGTTCTGGTAGTAGCGCTTCGTCTTCTCTGTGATGCCTGCAAGCTCTGCGACCTTCTCTTGATTTGCAGGTGACAGCGCGATATCACCATTGTGACCTTCCTCGCTCAGTCGCTTCAGCACCTTGTTGACCTTCTTCAATTGCGAGGCGTCACCAGAAACGTAGACCAAGTGGAATGGTTCATTCCCATATTGCCTGTGGTACTCTATGTGGTCCAGGCTGATCTTCTTATCCGTGTCCTTGAGAAGGATACCACCGCCAGCCTGTGCGGCAAACGCAGCAGCCTCTACCTCTCCTGTGTCGAAGCGCATCTCACCCTCTGTGTTTGATCCTTCATACTTCAAGAAAACGTCCGGCTTCGTGGAAACACCTGCATGACGTGGCAGCTCGTTCCAGAACTTGTCCTTCATCTCGTTAGATTCAGCGGCGTATCGGACCCAAGCAGCGTCCTGCTCCTCGCGCTCAGGTGAACCGTCTGGCAAGCTGTACACACCATACTCTGCACCTGTCTTGGCAAGCAGTGCCTTTTCTGCGGCCGCGGTTAAGGTTAGCTTGATCGAGTAGACAATTGCAGCTTTGTTTCGGCGAATGAACAGCGTGACTGTGAGACCATACTTCTTGGCAATTGCACGAATGCCCTTGCCCACAGCCGACTCATCTGTTGGATCCTCGAAGAAGTCAGCGAATTCTGGCTTGTGCTTGTCGATGTCGACCTTGAGACGACCAAGGGCGCTTGCCTCAAGAAGTTCTGAGACTTTCATTCTGTGATGTATTGGTACAGCCACTTCGCGTCGGCTGGGTGGGCGCCTGCTTCGATCGCGTCCTTCGCGGCTTCAGGTGTGCCGTGCGCGTACTTGTAGAAGAACTTGTCGAGGTTGGTCCAGGTTGCGTAGTCATGGCCACCCTTGAGGTAGCGGGTGTACGCGTCCTTGTAGGACATGTGCAGGACCTTCATGTCGTAGATCGCGTTCATCAGGCCGACTCGGTCTCGACCTGCGGAGCAGTGCGCGTACGACTTACCGCCGCTCTTCACGGCGGCCAGGAACTTGTTGATGTCCGCTTCAGATGGGTTCTTACGTTCGTCCATATCGATGGAAACGAACTTCATGCCTGCAGCTTCGACAGCTTCCTTCTCGGCTTCGACGCCTGAGATCTCAGCTGGGTACTTCTTGTCTGCGCGAAGCAGGCAGATGACCGTTTGGATCCCCTTACCCTTCAGCTCCTTGATCGCCGCCTTGTTGAGCGGTCGACCGCCACGAACGAACTCGTCAGAGACGTGGCGTGGCTCGTTCTCGTTGAAGTTGCCAACGGCTTCTTCTTGCAGGTATTCTTTGAAGGTAAGGTTCATGGTCATATTTACAGCCCATTATACAACAAAGGGATCCCACGGGATCCCTTCTCAGAAGCTCTTTCGAGCTTAGGTGTTGGAGTTGCCAACGACGTTACCGCCAAGAGCCGTACCGTAACCGGTACCAGACTCGATCTTGCGTGCGTGGTCGTAGCGGATGCCAACTGTGATCGTGGCAGCTTCGTTGGCTGCGTAGTCACGGTCGCCGAAGTCAACGCTTTCGAACTGCGCGCCTTCAAGGATCCAGGTAGCTACAACGCCTTCGTCACCGTCCAGTTGGTCGATGCGAACGCCGAACTTGTAGTCAGAACCAGTTGCTGCAGTGTTCAGCCAACGACCGTCAAGGTCGGCACCGATGATGCGCTGTTGGGTTTCCATCTGAGCTTCGATGACCTTCGTGGCGAGACCTGTGATGTCGTCTTCGAACGTCATGTTGATGGCTTCCCACGTGTGCTTGCCTGCGACGTATGCGGTCGAGTTGTAGCGGTTCAGGGTAACCATTTCCCAGGTCAGGTTCGGGAGGGTCGTCGTGACAATCTGCATGGTCAGATTGCGGGAGTTTGCACCTGGCACCAGTTGTCCGATACCGCTGAACGTGACGCGGAACTTGTACTTCAGACGTGGGTGTAGAATGCCGGCGCCTGCTCCAGGAATACCGAAGTTGCTAAGAGTTGCCAAGCTTTTCTCCTTTGGGTCTAATGACCTGTGTTTCTCAAGATGAACCTATTTATGCGTAGGTCATGTTTTCCAGCATCAAACGGGCCGGAAATGAAAAAGCCGAGGCGAACCTCGGCTTCAATTGCTTGAGCGTTAGACCTTAAGGGCCAGGAGCTGGCGATGGAGCAGGAGCTGGCGATGGAGCAGGAGCTGGTGCCGAAGCGGCAACCGATCCAGTGACTGCAACGTTAACAGAGCCGTGGTCGGTGACAACAGTAGCGGTGAAGCTAACTGCGCCAGCAGCCGATGGCGTACCCGCGAGCGTGACGGTCTGACCAGAGACAGCGAGGGCCATGCCAGCAGGAACGGAACCGGCGGTTGCCGAGACCGATGCTGGTGTACCGCTCGAGATCGTCGAGAGAGTAACCGTTGCGGCGGTGCCTTGGGTCAGAGAGAGCGTTGGAGCTGCAGTGCCGTGCGCCATGACTGGGCCGTAGAGCATGGCGGCCTGCTTTGCAGCAGCGTCCTTTGTGACGTCGCCAACGTTCAGCGCGCGGTCGTACTGGAGAATCCAGCGGTTTAGCTCGCGCTGAGGGGTGTCGCTGGAAACCGGAACGTACGTGAAGTCCTTTTCCGATTCGTAGCTGCGGCCTTGGGACTGGGTGTTTGTAGACATGAGGGTGTCCTTTAGAGTGTTGCGTCAGCTGTCAGGACGCGGATTGGGATGTAGATGAATTCAGCATCGTGGACGATCTTGATCGCGACGTCAAGCCACAGCTCGTTGTTGTCGATGCGTGAACCGAAGTTGTTCGACGTATCGCAGTACGTTGCGAAGTCAGACAGACCGCGCTTGACAAGGATGTCATGCAGGATTGCGTCAGCAGCTGCCTTCAAGTTGTCGCGAGTGATCTTGTCGTTTGGTTCGAACGTGAATGGGAACGAACCCTTACGCAGCGAGCGGCGCAGGTACATGACGAGGCGAACTGGACCGACGCGGTCAAGCGACGATGCAGCTGGAGCCGAAGTCTTGGCACCCCAAACCAGGAGACCACGACCTGGGAAGAACGTGATCGGGTTGATGTTGGTGTCGTACTCGTAGAGGATGTCGCGCTGGCCCTGGTTCAGGTTCACAGGAACGAAGGTCGTTGCCGTGCCTGGTGTGCCAGTGATGTAACCAACTTGCGAGACGCCAGTAACGAGACCGCGCGAGACACCAGCTGGTGCGTTCCAGACGTAGCCTGCGTTGTCGCTCACACCGAAGGTGCGCAGCGCCACGGCCGACGGAGCAACGAGAACGTTGGTACCATCGAGGTTTGAGGCGAGAGCCCATGGGTAGTAGTACGCAGCCGACGTGGAGTTGAAGCGCTCCGACGTGAGACCCCATTGAGCGGTCTGTTCAGGCGACAGGTACGAAGGCGTGTCAGCGATGACGAACACTTCATCCTTGACGTCAGCCGAGAGGGCGAGCAGTTCGTCGACGACCTCAGGGAAACCTGGGCAGAGGACGAGGTTGTACTCGTACGTCTCAGAGCGAACGTCAACGTTGCTGTTGATTTCAGCTTGGAGAGCGGTAACGATTGCAACGCGCTTGGCTGCGTCGTTGGCACCGAGAGGAGCCGAGACGGTGACCGAGGAAACGTCGATCGTGAACTCATCGCCAGTTGCGAAGGCGACGGTGCCAGGAATGACCGTGAAGTTGACACGGTTGTTGTCGAACGGCGTGTTGATCACGCCAGAACCAGCAGAGCCCGAGACCGTGCCAGTAACCGTGAAGGCTGTTGGCGAGGTGAACGAGACGGTGAGAGTTTCAGGAACGGCGAGGGTGTCAGTCACAAGATTGACGAGGGAACCATTACCGACGTTACCTGACCCGGCTTGCGCCATGTACACGAGAGCGAAGGTGAACTTGTCACCAGCTGCGAATGCGACGGAGCCAGCAGCCGAGTTGAAGTTGATCACGTTCGATGCGAACGGCAGACCAACAGAACCAGCGCCGATGTAGCCAGCGACCGAGCCCGTTACCGAGAAGGTCGAAGGCGAGCTGAACGTAACCGTGATGAGCTGTGGTTTGACAGTGGAACCTTGAGTGGCGAAGTTCGAGAGGGTACCGTTGCCGATGCCATAGAACGTTGGCTCACCCGAGATAACTGGAGTACCGAGGCTGATGAAGGTTTGTGGTTCATCTGTGAGGTCGATGTTGGCGCGAACGACGTAGGCGACGTTGCCGACACCGAGGAAGTGATTGAGCGCGTACAGGCCCTGTTCGTTGCGTGCATCACCGTGGAATTGGTTGCCAGATGTGTCTGCGCGGAACTTTGGAACGCCGTAAAGCTGAAGCGATTGGTTGAGAGACGTGACGGTACGGACGACAGAGTGCTCGAGGGTACCTGCTGCTGGCGTAACTCCGTCAGTCTGGGTCTTTCCTGCTGCCGTGGCAATGAAGATCAGTGGTACTGTCGTTGCCGTTGCAGGGATGAAATAGCTCTGATCA